CGTCGCCAACATGCTAGCTCTGGCAAAGGGCAGTGACCTGGAGAACCTGGCCGGCAACTTCAACGTCAAGCGCCTGGTCATCCAGGCCGCCAAGCCCACAGCCGTGCCGCCGGTACCGTTGCTGATGGAAAGCGACGACAGCCTGCGGGAGCGGGCTCAAATGGCGTGGGAAGGGCTGAGCACCGCCGGCCCGCGCAATAGCTACATCTTCCACGCGCGGTCTGCTGACGGCCAGGTGGCCGACGCCACTGCCGAGAGCCCCGCCCCGGCCGAGGCGGTGGTAACCGTGCAATCGATCCTGGGTGACGGCACCGCCTCGCCCGCGCTGCTGGCAAAGGTCAATGCCTACCTCAGCGACGACGACCGCCGCCCTGTCGCGGATCGCCTGACGGTGCAAAGCGCGCAGGTCATCAACTACCAGGTCAAGGCCAAGCTGTTTCTTTCGACGTCAGGCCCTGAGAGCGAGTTGATTCTCGCGGCGGCCAATGCGCAGTTGCTGGCCTTCGTGCACCAGCGGCGGCGCCTAGGCTTGGAGGTATCGGAATCGATTATCCACGCCTCGCTGCACGTTGAGGGTGTGCGCAAGGTCGTGCTGGAGAACTGGGCGGACATAGTTGCCACGAAGTACCAGGCCCCGTTTTGCACGGCCATCGACTTGGCGTTGGGGGTTGAATGATGGCAGACGCACCGCTGCTCCCAAGCAATTCGACGCCATTGGAGCGCCAAGCAGCGCAGGCACTGGCCCAGATCCAGCGTGTGCCGATTCCGCTGCGCACGCTGTACAACCCCGACCTTTGCCCGCTGCCCCTTTTGCCCTACCTGGCCTGGGCCTTCTCCGTGGACCGTTGGGACAGCAAATGGACCGAAGCAGCCAAGCGCGCTGCCATCCGCAGTGCGTACTACATCCATTCGCGCAAGGGCACCATCGGCTCACTGCGCCGCGTCGTTGAACCGCTCGGCTACCTGATTGAAATCATCGAATGGTGGCAGACCGTTCCGGTCGGCCCTCGCGCCACCTTCAGGCTCAAGGTCGGCGTGCTGGACACCGGTATCACCGAAGAGATGTACCAGGAACTCACGTGGCTGATCGACGACGCCAAGCCCCTGACACGCCATCTCACCGGGCTCGCCATCAGCCTGGAAACCACCGGTTCAATTCATATCGGCGCCTGCATCACCGAAGGCGACGTAATTGACATCTACCCACCTACACAGCGAGACATCGAGGTCACGGGCTACATCCATCAGGGCGGCCGTGAACACCAGATCGACACCATGGACATCTACCCATGATAGACGAAAATAGTCAGTTTTTTGCCATCCTCACCGCCGTCGGCAAGGCCAAACAATCCAACGCGGATGCCCTGGGCATCCCCTGGACATTCGCTCAAATGGGTGTGGGCGATGCGAACAACACCGACCCGATCCCCAACGAGCAGCAGACACAGCTGATCAACGAGCGCCGACGTGCGCCGCTGAATCTGGTCAAGGTTGATCCAGCCAACCCGAACATCATTGTTGCCGAACAGGTCATCCCCGAGAACGTCGGCGGTTGGTGGATTCGTGAGATGGGGCTGTACGACGCAGCCGGTGACCTGGTGGCTGTGGCTAACTGCGCGCCGAGCTTCAAGCCTTTACTGACACAAGGATCAGGCCGGACACAAGTTGTGCGGATGAACCTGATTGTCAGCAACACGGCGAATGTCGAACTGAAGATCGATCCCTCAGTTGTCTTGGCGACACGTCAGTACGTTGACTCAAAGATTCTTGAGGAGCTGTACAAGCTCGACAACAAGCAATCGGTACGCGTTGCCACCACGGCGAACATCGCATTAACCGGGTTGCAGGTCGTTGATGGGGTTACGTTGGTTGCTGGGGACCGGGTTTTGGTGAAAAACCAGACGGCTGCCAAGGACAACGGTATCTTCATCGCTGGCAGCGCGGCATGGCAGCGTGCTCCGGATGCTGACAGCAACGCAGAAGTGACGTCAGCAATGATTTTGTCAGTCGAGCAAGGCACAACGCTGGCCGACACCCGATGGCAGTTGGTAACCGACGGAACGATTATCCTGGGAACCACGGCGTTGGCATTTCAAAACGTCACCCAGGGTTATGCTCCCATCAACTCGCCTGCGCTGATCAACCCTACGGCAAATACACCGCCCCTGTTCGACAATACGAAGGCTGTTGCGACGACTGAATACGTCATGCGCTCCATGGGCAACTATCGTGGCTTCACCAGCTTGACGACGGCGACCACTTTGACAGCGGCTGCGGTTGGCACGTTGGTTTCTACCATCGGGTCGTTTACCCTCACTTTACCAGCGGCAAGCAGCTTGCCTCCTGGCGGTTCGATTCACTTTCGCAATATTGGCGGTGGCATTGTGACCGTCGTCTGTGTGGGCACTGATCTGATTAATGCCGGTAATTTCAACCAGCCCAACAACATCGTCCTCCAACCAGGTTCAACCCTACAGCTGACCAGCAATGGCGCAGCTGCTTGGTGGGCTGCGGGGTCATCGCAACTCCAGTACTCCAAGGTTTTCGGAGATACGCCTGCACAATTTGACAACAGCAAACTGTTGGCAACCGCCGAGTTCGTGCAACGCGAAAAAGGCAGCTATGCAAATAGCACAGGGATTGCGGGGGGAAACATCCCCCTGACAGCGGCGCACGTCGGAACACGCATTGAGATGTCAGCAAACGGCACGCTGACATTGCCCAAGGCAAATACGCTGCCCAAGGGGTCGGCAATTTTGATTACGACCTCAAGCGCGGTCGATGCGGCCAGGTTGGCATTGGCGGCAGGTGACGCCCTGGCTATCAACAATGTCTCCGTCTCCACGCCGTACACCATGTCTATGGGGTCAGACATATTGCTGGTATCAGACGGTGCTATGTGGCGGGCCCATGCAAGCCTTGAGTGTTTGCGATCGTCTCCATTGTTTGCCGCTACTTTCGGTAATAGCGGCAACCAAGTTTTACCCAGTGGGTTGATATTAAAAATTGGACATGCATCAACGGATACAGCTACCGGGACAGTGCCCGTAACGTTTCCTGTCGCATTTCCTAATGCCTGTATGTACGTAGGGGCTATGTATTCCGGCGCAAGTTCGGCAGTAAACCCTAACTTATGCCAGTGCGGACTACCGACTCGCACAGGTTTTACAGGCTACATCACAGGTTTTAATAGCAACGCTTCAGCCGCAACCATTGGCGGTTACGGCTGGCTAGCCATTGGCTATTGAGGGGTTATCTATGTTCGCTAAATGGATTGAGGAAGACGGCCGATTTGCCTTCGAGGAGAAGGATAACGGGGGCATCGAAATATCTGATGAGGATCACGCGGCACTGTTTGAGCCGCGCCAGGCGGTCAAGATCATTGGACGGGGAGTTGATGGCCGACCGGAGTTGCAAGATCCGCCACAGCCGACGGCAGAGGAACTCGCCGCCATTGAACGAACCTGGCGAGATTACCAGCTCTCACTTACTGACGGCGTTGTAACGCGCCACCGTGACGAGTTGGAAGATGGTTCAGAGACCACGCTGTCAGCAGACCAATACACTGAACTTCAAACATATCGGCGGAAACTGCGCAGTTGGCCTGAGTCGGGAGAGTTTCCGTTAAGGGAACATCGCCCGATAGCTCCTTCCTGGCTAGCAATACAGACCCAGTAAGCCGAATCCAGCGCTACTGATACATTCCATCCTGTACCTCTACCGCTTACAAGCCCACGCGCTCGCCCAACCGGCGCGCGCGCGGCAGCCTGTGCACTGTCATCCCAATCACTGCGCAGGCAAACCCATGTCCGATTATCTTCACGGCGTGCGGGTCATCGAACTCAACGACGGCACCCGCCCCATTCGCACCATCCCCACCGCTGTTATCGGCATGGTCTGCACGGCCGACGACGCTGATGCCACGGTATTTCCATTTGACACGCCGGTGCTGCTGACCAACGTTCAATCCGCCATCGGCAAGGCCGGCACGACAGGCACCCTCGCGAAGAGTCTTCAGGCCATCGCCGACCAGACCAAGCCCTACACCATCGTCGTGCGAGTGAAGGAAGGCGCCACCGAGGCAGAAACCACCAGTGCGCTGATCGGCACCACCACGGCAGAGGGTAAATACACCGGATTGAAAGCCCTTCTCGCCGCCAAGGCTCGCGTTGGCATGGTGCCGCGCATCCTGGGTGTGCCAGGCCTCGACAGCCTGCCGGTGGCCACCGCCCTGGTCACCATCGCCCAGCAGTTGCGCGCATTTGCCTACGTCAGTGCCTGGGACTGCAAAACCAAGGAAGAGGTGGTCGCCTACCGTGACAACTTCGGCGCCCGCGAAGCCATGGTCATCTGGCCTGAGTTCCAGAATTGGAGCACCGTCACCAACGCGACCGTCACCGCCTCGGCCGTGGCCCGTGCGTTGGGCCTACGCGCCAAGATCGATCAGGAAGTGGGCTGGCACAAAACCCTGTCCAACGTCGCAGTCAACGGCGTCACCGGCATCAGCGCCGACGTGTTCTGGGATCTGCAAAACCCGGCCACGGACGCCAATTACCTCAACAGCAACGAGGTCACCACGCTGATCAATGAGGGCGGCTTTCGCTTCTGGGGCAGCCGCACCACCAGCGAAGACCCGCTGTTTGCCTTCGAGAACTACACCCGCACCGCGCAGATCCTCGCCGACACCATGGCGGAAGCGCACATGTGGGCTGTGGACAAGCCGCTGCATGCGTCCCTGGTGCGCGACATCATCGAAGGGGTCAACGCCAAATTCCGCGAGATGATCGCGGCAGGCTACCTGATCGGCGGCAAGTGCTGGTACCCGGACGATGCCAACGACAAAGACACGCTCAAGGCCGGCAAGTTGTTCCTGGATTATGACTACACGCCGGTGCCACCGCTGGAAGACCTCACGTTGCGCCAACGTATCACTGACCGCTACCTGATCGACTTCGCCAGCAAGATCAACAGCTAACCCGGGCCTCCCCCAAGGGGAGCTGACCCGTGCCTGAGCAACGGAGACACGTACCATGGCTATGCCTCGCAAACTCAAAAACCTCAACCTGTTCAACGACGCCAACAGCTACTTGGGCGTAGTCAAGACCGTCACCCTGCCCCCACTCGGCCGCAAGATGGAAGGCTATCGCGGCGGTGGCATGAACGGCCCGGTCAAGGCCGATATGGGCTTCTCGGATGATGGTATTCAATTCGAATGGAAGACCGGCGGGCTGGATCTGATTGCCCTCAGACAGTTCGGCGCCGTCAATGCCTCGGGCGTAGCGTTACGCTTCACCGGCTCGTTCCAGCAGGACGACACCGGCGAGGTCAGCGCCGTGGAAGTCGTGATGCGCGGTCGGCACGAGACCATCGAAATGGGTGATGCGCAGCCGGGCGAAGACACCGAACACAGCATCACCACCACCTGCACCTATTACAAACTGATCGTCGATAACGAAGAGATCATCGAAATCGACCTGCTCAACTTCATCGAAATAGTCGATGGCGTGGACATGATGGCCGAGCAGCGCCGAGCCCTCGGCATCTGACCATCTTCGCCCTGAACCAGGGCGGTTTAACCCTGCATTCTGG